GGGTGGCTGGGGCGGCTAGGGTGGCTTGGGCGGCTGGGGCGGCTGGGGCGGCTGGGGCGGCTGGGGCGGCTTGGGCGGCTACCGATTATGACGGACAAGAGTTTATATTTGATTATGAGTTTTGCCAAACCAATGAACACAATGAGAATGATAAAAAGTTTTTAGAAGCGCAAGAATTATTTTTACAACTTAAAGAAGTTGGCTGTGGTTATTGGTCAGAACAAGATGGTAAAATTTACATTTGTCCCAATCCGATAATTCTTTTAGAGGAAAACCGTTATCATTCTGACCAACTTCCAGCAATCTCTTGGAAAAATGGTTATGAGATGTTTTATCTTGATGGGGTCTTGTTTGATAAGAAAGTCTGGCAGAAAATCCTATCTAAGCAGATGACTTTCAAAGAGATAATGGCGATTGAAATATCCGACCAGCGGACAGTAGCTCTTAAATACAACCCCGAAGCAATCATTAAAGAAAACGCTGAATTAGTTGATAAGTCAGAACGTGGTAATGAACTGTTTAAAATTGAAGGCCAACAGTTAAACAAAGATTTGGAATTTCCACAAATATGGTTTTTGCGGATGACTTGTCCCACTGGTCGTGTCTTTGTTGAGGGTGTTCCACCTGACGCGGCAGAAGCCCAGCCGAAAGCTGATGTTATGCAAGCTCTGTTGTGCGGGCTTGATTATTCAGAGTATATGTCCATGAAATTAGAAAGTTAAAAATGCCCTCCCAAACACAAACCGACATACAAAAAGTCGATATTCTAAAAATCCGTTTAAAAGCGATTAAGCAGGATTTAAAGATACTTATACTTGATATTGAAAGCATGGAGGCTGACGACAATGTTTGAAAACGTAAATCGCGGCACTTACCGAGTAGGCGACAAAGATATATTTTTCCGTTCGGGCTGGGAGCGAAATTGGGCAGTTTACCTACAATGGCAGAAAGAGCAGGGGATGATTAAGGATTGGGAGTACGAGCCAGAAAGATTTTACTTCATTGACAACTCCACTGATCCGCCCCGTGCTTTGGGAAACGGTTACTTGCCAGATTTTAAAGTGACACGGCTAAACGACAAGCCTTACTATGACGAGTTGAAAGGTTATAAGCAGGGGAAAATCAAGCTAAAGCGCATGAAAAAATACCACCCTACCGTTGAAATAAACTTAATCGAAGCGAAAGAGTATAACGAAACTAAAAAGAAGATTGGTAAAATGCTTAACTGGATTTGAGGACTTAGTAACTAAAAGAAGATATGAAAACACTATTTAAAAAACCAAAAAATGAGGTAAAGTTTGCTAAGTTTGACCGCAAAAATTTTAGCCCTGAAACAAGCGATACTGATTTAGCCATTCTTTACAAACTTCGCAATAAAGGCTGGACTAGGCGCATTGATTTTAGAAAGGCCAAAGACGAGAACTTTAAAAGTATTCCGCACCCTTATAAGTTTAGTAGGTTTGAGTCTACCGCATTTTGGTATTTACGTTGGGCTGTTGAAAAAAATGGAAGCGTATTAAATGATGTTAATAAATTTAAAGGCAAAGTGTTTTGTGATTTTGGTTGTGGACAAAGTCCCGACGGAGTTATTGCTTTAGAGTTGGGTGCTAAAAAATCTATAGCAGTAGATTTGTGCAACGTAAGGAGTAATTGGGAAAACAAGATTGAGTTTATAAAGGCTGACATTTGCGAAAAGTTACCGATAAAACCTAATTCTGTTGATTATGCCATATCGCAAGCGGTTATAGACTTAATTGAGCCAGAGGCCAGAACTAAGTTTTATAAGAACGCTTTAAATGTTTTAAAGCCTGGTAGTTATTTTACAGCTTACATTATAGGTTTGCACGTCGGGCATGGATTTAATATATTCCGGGAAATAGAAAACGCTATGGACGCAGGTTTTCATTTGGTGGATAAATACGCACAGGGATTTGTATTGCAAAAAGTCTAATCACTAAATAAGAAGTTATGCGCCCCCATAAAACTTGTACATGCGATAAATGCCTGCATTTCTGGTACTGTCCGCCCTGTCAAGGTTGTAAAAATGGTCATCCCTCATTTTGGAAAACGGTAATAGAAAGTCCTCAATGGAAAGAATGGCAAAAAGAGCAAAGGAAAAATCCGACAAGGGATATGCCGGAAGTGGAAGAAATGGGAACTATAAGCCCCGAACATTTTCAAGAATTCCTACAGTTTTGTAAAAAGAATAATCTAGTTTAAGCCCCCCCCCATATATGGTAAATGAAGAGAAAAAATATACTTGTAAAATTACTAGTGGTGGAGGGACAGTAGCAGACGGTGGAATTTGGAGGAAAACCGAAACACCCAAGACTATAATTTTTAAGTATGTTGACGACTTACATTTTACCCCCAACTACACACTGATAAAAATTAATAAATTTTACAGTAAGAAAAAACCAAGACAGGACAATAACTATTCCGCTTATAGAGATTTTGAACATAATGGAAAACAGTATAAAAGCTGGAACAACAACGGGCATTGCTTGAGAGATTGGTTGGATGGAACCTATACCGCTTACCCACAACAATGCGGAACACCTTATTATTTTGAACCAGCCCCCTAACTAAAAACACAAACATGGAACTCGCCAAAATAATTGAAATAATGAGAACGCCCGAAAAGATTATTGAGCCGGGGCAATGTAACATCATCAGCAGTTATGTTGGCGGGTTTATCAGCCACTACGAAGAACAGTTAAACGAAGAAAACTACCAGGTTAGTGTTAAATGGGGCGAGTTGCGTAAAGAGTTGAAAACCAACAGCGAGGCAGACAGGGCTATTGAAATGACCGAAATTTACCGCCAGCGGGAAAAGACTAAGTTGCTTATAGGCCAGTTAAAAAGGTTCAGGGGTGATTTACGGGACAGGTTTGCGGTTATAACAAGCCTTAAAAGATACTAAAATGAAAAACACTTGCTCACAATGCGGTATAGTATTCCACGGTGATAAAAGAAAACGCTGTATAGACTGCCGTTTGAGATTAAACGGACAAGTAAGCCGAATTAAGCCTGTAAAGCCTAAGCCTAAATTTATCCCTGCCCCTGGAAAATCTTATATGGACATACTGACTGAAAACATGGAAAGAAAATACCCTGGAAAGGGCAAGCAGAAAGCCCTGGAGTCCATAAAAAGAAGTAGGCTGGCGTATTCGTGGGGTGGACAATGAAAATAACCGTTTGTAAAAATTGCGGTGCTAGATATGTAAATGAATCTAATTATGAAGAAACAGAAGTCTGGGTACATCCCAGTAACGAATGTAAAAACGGTGAGCCAAAAGAGGTTGAATGGGGCAATTAAAAAAGCCTGGGGAAACAATTATCATTGGGCTTACCCCTGTTCCGACGGCTGGCATGATAGCTTTTGGAAAACCGTAGTAGAAAGTCCTCAATGGCTGGCCTGGGTAAAAGAAAACCAAAGAGAACCTAAGTTTGATATCGACGAGTGTCAAGAGTGCGGCTGGATTAGCCAAAAACACTTTCAAGCGTTTATAAAGTTTATAAAAAATGAACAGCCAACACCAAAAAATTAGAGAATTGTTAGATGACGCAAAATTCCACTGCACCAGCGAGATGAGAGCGTTATACATGGCTGACCCGCCTAAAAGATTACAGGAAATGGGCAAAGAGGTGGAATGTGGTGGCCGTTGCACTATACACGATTACCACAAGGGCGGCGTGAAGATGTGGCGCTTGACTGGCAACCCACCAGAAAAACCTCACTTGGGGCAGAATTTGCAACCAAACAGGGTATACGAAAGGCCACCCACTCCCTTTGTACAAGAATTTCTAGCCCGTAAGTGGTCTAAGGAAGAAAAAGTATCTAATCAACTGACGCTTAAAATATGATTGAAAAACTTGATTATTATTGGAAATATAGTGAGCGGAACAATGTCGAGATACGCAAAAAGATATTGTTTTGGCTAGCCAATGATGTGAAAAAAGGGGCAATTATTGAGAATCTTAAAAAGAGTTTCAAAAAAGGTTTTGTGAGTAAAGCTAATTGGAAGCTGTTATTTAACCGCCTCACCTAGAGGCAGAAAGAGAAAAATATGAAATTTAAGCTTACAAAGAACAAAAAAGAGTGGTGTGGAATAACTCTATGGCAGATTGAGGCGACGGTTAGTTTTGGGATAGTGGTTAAGGGTGAGTTAGGCGGTTATGTAGAAAAGGAAGAAAACCTAAGCCAAGACGGCAACGCATGGGTGTCCTGTGACGCACGGGTGTCCGGTAACGCACAGGTGTACGGTGACGCACGGGTGTCCTGTGACGCACAGGTGTACGGTGACGCACGGGTGTCCGGTGACGCACAGGTGTACGGTAACGCACAGGTGTACGGTGACGCACAGGTGTACGGTAACGCACAGGTGTACGGTAACGCACGGGTGTACGGTGACGCACGGGTGTCCGGTAACGCACAGGTGTACGGTGACGCACAGGTGTACGGTAACGCACAGGTGTACGGTGACGCACGGGTGTCCGGTGACGCACAGGTGTACGGTGACGCACGGGTGTCCGGTAACGCACGGGTGTCCGGTAACGCATGGGTGTCCGCAAAAGTTTCTTTTACTAAAGGCTGGTTTATCGGCGGCGATGATACAGGAAAGATAACCGACATAACAGACAAGACCGGCTCAACGTATTGGAAAAATCAGTACGTTCTGGGTGATTACGAGATTACTCCGATTGAGGAAACACCCTCATTAAAAGGCAAGGAAGTGGAAGTTAAATTGGACGGTGTAACTTATAAAGCAATTATTCAGTAGCCCCCCTCTTAAACTAATTAAATGGAGAAAAGCGTGTATGAAAGAAGATAGAGTAAAAATTTGGGATTATTTAAAGTCTATTGGAGTGGATTTAACTTGGGAGCAGCATGATGAATTAAAAAAGCTACTTTTAGCCCATGACGAATCCTTGGAAAAAGAAAGGCAGAGACATATTAAAGAACTAGAGACCGCTTTAACAAAAGCCAAACAGACAATGACTTTTTTGTGGAAGAAAGCTAATAGGAAGTAAAGGATATATTATATGAAGAGAATAAAAGATTGGACTTTTGAACCTACTACTGGGCTTGAAAAACCACAAGCCCCCACCCCCTAAAGGTATTGTTGGTTTTTGGGGAACTGGCTCATAACTACCCTTGCTTTGTGAGCATAAAAGTAATGGAATATCGCTGGTTTCGTTAAGCTGGTTCCCCACAAGCCAATAATTTAAAGAAAGGAAAGATATGAAATTTAGAAAAAAGCCAGTAATAGTTGAAGCAGAAGAATTTACCACAAACAATGAAGTTGGTAGTCCAACTATGGATAAGATTGTTAATTGGATAAATGGCGGACAAACCATTGACGATAAAGACAGAGTAGCGTGGCATAATGGCACAGATATTTTTATACAGACACTAGAGGGTGAAATGAAAGCAGTTGTTGGGGATTGGATTATCAAAGGCATAAACGGTGAATTTTATCCCTGCAAGCCCGACATCTTTGAAAAAACTTATGAGCCCGTAACCCCCACATCTAATAAGGAGTAAATAATTTTATGCCTTTTAACGAATTACCCGAAGGCCAGACTCATTCTGAAAATGACGGATGTGGTATGCCGGAACACAACCCTATGCCCCCTATCGAACAAAGGAAGTGCTGTGAAAAGTGTCCAGGCGGTGCTGGAGGACACACAGAACCATGCGTAAATGTAGAAAAATGTGGGTGCTACAACCCTCATTATTCAGGATTATCTAATGTTAAATGTGTAAGAAAAGCTTGCCCCTGCCACACCCCCACTTCCCCTAAAAGCGAAGAGTGGGAAAGGGAATTGGGACTGCTTGACCAGGCACTTGGAGAAAGAAACGAAGCGTTGTCGCATTACCAGTATACGAATGTATTAAGCCTCCTCTCCTTCCAAGCCCAGAAGTTTACAGAGGAAAAGAGGGCGATGGTTGAAAGGTATGAAATGTTACTGCATAGTTCTTGCAAATTTTGTGTAGAAGGTAATAAAAAAATACATGAAGAATTCCTCCCCTAGCTAGTTTGCGGGGGCGAGGTGGTGTGGAGTACGGTAATGTTGGAAAAGCTATCCAATACAGGGTTAGCTCGCTTGCACAGCTTGGCCTAATTAGCTAAGAAGCAAGAGAAGCAGGGTTCGACGCCTGCCGCCACCTCTCCTCCGTTAATTAACTTATAAAGATATGGAAAAATATTTGTGGTTTGCTGGATTTTGTTGGACTATTTACAAAATGGTTTGGTTTGCTGCGCATAATCGTCCTGGCTGGGTGCTTGCATGGTTACTCTTAGTACTTTGTTATGGTTACATGACAACTAAAGTTTCCAAAAGGACTTACTCCCATGAATGAACAAGAACTAAAAGCAACAAGTTTAGAAGAACGAATAACAAAATCCATTAGAGATAAATACCCAGAAAGCGTGTGGCTACCTATACCTGAAGAACGAACGGCTAAAGACGCTGTGGCAGCTGATTTATTAAGAAAGATGGCTCCGGCAATGGCTAAGTTGGCTTGTGAGGTTTTTGAAGCCAACCTCACATCTATACGAGAGCAGATAGAGGGGGAGAAACATGATGAGGACAGTGATGATGACGATGATTTTTATTTTGATTTAGGCTTAGACAAATCCCTAGAGATTATTGATAAAGAAAGGGGAGTGAGATGAGATACGGAACATTTTGGTGTTGGTTATTCGGCCATAAGTTCATGCACGTAACAAGGGACCAACAATATATTAGCGCGTTTATTACACGCACTATAACCAGCTGGCAGGCTGTTAATGTTTGTGTTCGATGTGGTGTTGACAAACTTATTACTTAATAAATAAGGATATGGAAATATTCGCATACATTATATTATTTGTTTGCGGTTTGATTTTAGGCATAGCCACTGATAAATTTTTGCTTACTGACCAGTTTAATGATTGGAATGCAGGATACGAAGCTGGCAGACGTGATGAGAAACGAATGTGGACAATTAACTAAACACCCCCCCATGCCAACTAACATTATAAGAGAGCAGGACGAAATGGTGCGGGACTTTACTGCTGTTCACTGTCCTAAGAGTCTGGTACGACGTAGGCTTAAGGAGTATACGCATAACCTTATTCAAACGATTGTGGCTGGGTTGCCGGAAGCATACGGATGGAATGTGCGTAAAGGAGAATTGCCTGACGGTTCGGCCGAAGAATGTGGTTATGATAAATACCGCACCCAAGTCCTTAACCAATTAACCGATATTATTTCGGAGTTAGATAGGAAGTAGGTATGAAAGATATATACGAAAAAGTTGCTGACAGAATACTTCCACAATTTAGTGAAGTCTGTCAAAAAGGTAAATGCAAACATCCGATATGCTCTTGTGGTCACTGTTCACGGAATTACCACATTGGTAAAATAGGCGAATGTATAAAAATAAATTCAGATTTAACGAGATGTAATTGTAACCAATTTAACCCCACCCCACGGGGACATAGGAGAAATGTATGATTATATTAGCCTGTATCATTTGGTTTATAGCAGGGTTCATCTGTGGGATGCTGTATGAAACAAGATAAAACCTGGTGTATTGTTGACTGGATATTACTACACTTAACCATCCTAGCTCTAGGTCTTATGGCCTATTGTATGTGGAAGATAACGCATTTTTAATGAACTACTTAAAACGATTATTCTTTTGGTATCAGGATATTATGTGGTACGCCGCCCAAGCCCGTGGCGAGTACGCTAAGATAGGCTCATTCATCCCGGAAACCCTGGCTATCATTACACTGCTCTCAGTCCGTGGGGTAAGCGTACCATTTTGGCATATACCGCTTTACTACCTGACCCTGATGATTGTAGCGGCCGGGGTAGGCAGGTTCTTGGTGTGGGTAGGTATTTTGCGATACAACACCACCCTGGGGAATAATCATAATGCGGAGTTAAGAGAGTTGTTAGAATGGGTAAGGAAACAAAAATGACCCTCGATACAAAGATTAGTCTTATAGCTTTAGTGTTTTGGATATTAATACTTATTTATGGCCTACATAGACTATAACTCAGGAAAAATAATAGGTGGAAAACCAGTAAAGGTAAGCGATTGGAGCCAAAAGTGGAAACTAGCGCTGATGATACTGGCTATGGCTGGTGCGGCGTGGTGGGGATGGGAAGCGATTGGATTGTTAAAAGTAATAGCGGCAAAATAAACATGGATGAATTCATAAAGGCTACGCCAAGTATAAAAAAACTGGTGGAATATCTTAAAGATTTAAAGCCTTTTGAATCGGTAGAGTTTAAAGTCCCCGAAGACGGGGGTATACCTGATACGCTTATTATCACAAGAAAGACTAAGGTTATGATTAAGCAGGGGAGTTTAAAATATATAAAATAATGCCGATATTCAAATTTAACAAAGACTATAAAGGGTTTAAGAAAGGCCAGTATGTAGAACTACCTGACAAGAGATTTACGGGACAGATTCATTTAATGGTTATGTGGGAAGAATTAAGGTATTTGATAAAAAAAGGTATTGTTGACTTGCAAGATAGTTCAAAATAGTATATACTGTAACTAACTTAATATCGAACCGGAACGAACCGGCCTTACCCAGTTTTATGGGTTTGGCTGGTTTTTGTATTTTATGGGTAGAAAAAGATTGAATTTTGACGGGAAAATGTGTTCTATTTGTGGTGTCAGGAAGGTTAAACGTAGAAATAAGACGGAATGGCGCAATAAGTGTTATTTATGTGAGGCAGGTGTAAAAACATCAAAAGAATTAAAAATTAAGCTATTCAAATATAGGAAGCCTTACTATAAGTATAGAAAAAGTATATGTGATTTTTGCAAATTTGTTCCAATTAGTATGTGCCAATTAGACGTAGACCATATTGATGGAAATCATAGTAATAATAATCCAGAAAATTTGCAAACATTATGTGCTAATTGTCATAGATTAAAGACTTTTTTAAGTAAAGAGAATTAATTTTTTTATGCCTACCTCTCCTATTTTTCTACGCCTTTGGCGCAATACCCCCTACAGGAGATTTAAGATATGGGGGTTAAGCATAAAAACATGAACTGGTTACTTAAAATGTTAGGGTTCTCTACCTGTAAATGCGACTGTCACAGTTTTGGTTACAGGGATTGCAGTTGGTGTGTTGGGAAGATAACTGTTAGTGATTTGCCAATAGGAAAGATTAAGGCTTAAATAAGCGGTTAAAAAGGTTTTAAAACATGGGCAACAGGAATAGCGGCCGAAAGACTAAAGCGGAAGAAAAACAGGCTGCCATTGATGAGATAACTGAGCAGGCTTTATTAAAACTGGCTAGAAGTAAAGTAAAAAAGTATTTGGACAAAAGCCTTAACTTCCAGCAAACAAAAGAAATGGCCTTACCAATAGTTGTTAAGGGTATGGCGCAGAAGCTAGGCAATGACCCTGAAAATCCTTTACCAGTAATTCCTATTTATGGTGGGCTTTCAAGACACGACATCGACCAAGAAGATATTCCAGCTAAACAAGAGAATTAGGGCGGTGGCGGGGGGGACTTCGGCAAGTAAGACAATAAGCATACTGGTTTGGTTAATAGATTACGGACAGAGTACAGAAAATGAGATTTTAAGTGTAGTTTCGGAAAGTTTCCCCCACCTAGAGGATGGTGCAATTCGGGACTTTAAAAACATAATGAAAGCCAATGGTTACTGGAATGAGGATAATTGGCACGAAACCAAGCATGAGTACACGTTTAACGGTGGTACGATACTAGAATTTCTAAGCGTAGATACTTATGGCAAGGCACATGGGCCAAGAAGGGATGTTCTTTTCATAAATGAAGCTAATAACATTTCCTACCAGATAGCTGACCAGCTTATAACCCGTACTCGTAAGATAGTTTGGATGGACTGGAACCCCGTAGAGGAGTTTTGGTTCTATACAGAAATGCTTGGTAAGCGGCAGGATGTAGATTTTATTACCCTAACTTTCCTGGATAATGAAGCATTAGATGATGTTTCTAAGGCTGAAATTTATGCTCACCAAAATAACAAGACTTGGTGGCAAGTATACGCATTAGGGCAGCTAGGAGAGATAGAGACAAGGATTTATAAGGGTTGGCAGATAATTGACGACATCCCCCATGAAGCACAGTTAGTCAGGACAGGCGGAGACTTTGGTTATACCAATGACCCAGCGGCGATAGTTGATATTTACAGGTACAACGGTGGTTATATTGTTGATGAGATTGCTTACCAAAAAGGGCTACACAACAACCAGATAGCGGATGTTGTTAAAAATCGTGGTAAAGAGCTAGTTCCTTGCGCTTTTGACCCAGCAGAACCTAAGAGCGTTGACGAGCTGAAACTTTATGGACTGACCATGCTGGAAGTATCTAAAGGCCCAGGGTCAGTAAAACAGGGAATAGATTATGTTCAAAGCCAAAGGATTTCAGTTACACGAAGAAGCATAAATGTCTTAAAGGAATACAGGAATTACGTTTGGCTTACAGATAAGGACGGAAAGATTATAAACGAACCCGATCATACTTGGAGTCATTCAATGGACGCTATCAGATACGCCTTACAGACTTTAAAGCCCAAAGACCCTGAAATTGCGAGAGTACAACAGCAAACTTGGGCAAGGAATAGAAATCAAAGAGTCTTAAATTCAACAAAATGACACAGATTGACTGGCAAACGATTAACAACCCAAAAGCCATACTTAAAATCTGGGAGCCGTTTATCTTGAAGATTGGCAAACGCCGATTTGTGAAGTGCGTCCCCGATAAGCTTGGTGTCAGAGTGAAATTGGTTGATTTAGTGGCCGCAGGTTTGCAGCTCCCAAAAGATGTATTAAATACCTTACAAATAGACATAACATAAAAGCTGGTGGAGAACATTAACTTAAATGTCAGCCCAAAATATAAGCGCAGGGACTTGGATAAAAGCCCAAGGCTCCAATGTAAAGACCACAGGGCAAATTACCTCTAGTCATGCAGTTTTGCATGAGGTTATCGTTAATTCCCATTCATCGGGAACTTGGCGATTATGCAACGGGACAGCAACATCTAATTCCGCTGTTGGCGGGACTTACACCCCCGCTGCCGGTTCTTCGGTTGTAGCTTACAAAGAACTTGAATTCACTAATGGAATTTATGTTGAAACATCAGGTACTTTAGACGTAACGGCAGTTTTTAACGACCTTATTTAATGGATAATATTTGCTCAATCGTAAGGGAACAAGAGAGTCAATATACAAACGGCACTACTACAATCAGCAAGTATGTTGATTTTAATATGTATGAAACGATAAATACGATTGACGCTTATATTAATTCAGTCCATTTATCGGGAAGCGCGGACGCGATTGGCAGAGAAAAACCGTTCTTTAACATTGTTATAGCAGCTAGAAATATCTGGTTTAGGGCTACGGATATTGACCGTAAGGATATTAAACTAACCTCGACTAAGTCTAACCAGGTTATCTTAACTTTAGTAGCTAACATCCTTTTAAAGAATTGGATGAAGAAAGCCAATTTTGGCGCTTTCTTGAATGATTGGGGTAGGGGGCTTGCGACTTATGGAAGTTATGTAGTCAAATTCGTTGAAAAAGACGGAGATCTTTTCTGTAATTGCATTCCTTGGAACAGGCTTATTTCTGACGTTATTGATTTTGAAAGTAATGTGAAGATAGAAATACTTGAGTTCACCCCGGCTCAATTAAGGAAGAAAAAGGATTACGACCAAGAAGCACTAGAGAACCTTTTATCAGCTACACAAAGCAGAAAACAAATTGGTGGTCAGAACAAAGACAATAAGGATAATTACATCAAACTTTATGAAGTACATGGGGAATTACCCTTATCCTTGATAACGGATAAAGAATCTGACGATGAAATTTATGTCCAACAGATGCACGTTGTCTCTTTCGTTAAGGGTGATTACGACAGAAGCGCACGGACTTATGCTTACGATGACTACACTCTTTACAAAGGAAAGGAAAAGAAAGACCCGTATTTCATTACCCACTTAATCAAAGAAGATGGCAGAGCTTTGAGTATTGGGTCAGTGGAAAACCTATTTCAAGCCCAGTGGATGACCAACCATTCAATGAAGTTGCAAAAAGATGTTCTTGACCTGGCCTCTTTGATGATAATGCAAACCGCTGACGGTACTTATGCCGGAAGGAATGTCTTGGAAGACTTGATTACAGGAAACATCTTAGTCCATGCCGACAATTCGCCTATTACCCAGGTAAATAACCAACATGACATTACCCAAATAGTTACTTTTGGGCAGTTGTGGCAAAGTCAGGGACGCGAGTTAAACGGAATATCCGAAGCGATGGCCACAGGTGAGGTTAAGGCAGGTGCGGCATGGCGTCAGACAGAAGCACTTTTGCAAGAGTCTCATTCCTTATTTGAGGTAATGAAAGAGAATAAGGGCTTGGCGATTGAAGAAATGCTTAGGAATTACATTATCCCGTTCCTTAAGACCAAAATGGATACTAGCGACGAGATTACGGCAATCCTTGAGGATAATGACTTGGCACAATTCGACTCAATGTATGTCCCAAATGAAGCAATTAGACGGGATAATAAACAGGTTATTGATACTGTTCTTTCCGGCCAGGTTGCCCAAAATATGGACAGAAATATGTTGGAGCAAGATGTTAGACAGGAGCTTTCAACATTAGGAAATCAAAGATACATACGACCATCCGACATTCCAGATAAGACCTGGAAAGAATTGATGAAAGATTTTGAGTGGGAGCCTGATATAAATATCAAGGATGAGGCTATGGACACGCAAGCTGTCCTTACCACACTAAGCACCACGCTACAAACTATCGCCCGTAATCCAATGGTGCTTCAAGACCCAACCGCAAAAACTTTGTTTAATAAAATACTAGAAACTACTGGACAAATCAGCCCAGTGGAAATTCCAGTAAGCAAGCCACAATTACAAATGAGTCCTGCTATGGTGGCAGCGGGACAGAAAACGCCTACACAATAATGCAGATACATTTTAACAAAATGTCAGACGCGCAGAAGCTGGAATGGCTAAAGACTTATGAACGCCAAAATCCAGCTAAATACTTAATGAAGTATGGAAAAGTTACAGGTACCGTTCCAATGGGTCAACCATTTGCCGGCCAGCCTAACAAGTGGGATTATGTAGCACCAGAGGAAGCAATTAAGAAGATATCACCCTCTTACGCTGCCGGTTCTTCTTTGAAAGTGGAAATTAGCGAGAAAGAAAATGTTAAACAGGAACTGGATTTTACACCTGAACCTGACGCTACACCCGAAGTAAAGCGTGGGAGGAAACCGAAAAATGTCTAAGTCTACACAAAACGCTAATGCGTTACGCCAAGAGAAACTTCAAAAGGCTCAAGAACTCACTAACCCTGCCCGTATCAGTAAAACTGAGAAGAAACAATTACAGTCAGTTTTCGGGATGGACACTCCAATTTATACGGCTTTAAGAGATTGCTTTTATGGGTTTGAGATTACTGATGGTCAGAGAGTGGAGTTAGGAAGAATTACACCGGTGATGTACTTGATGAGACGGGTATTCTTACCCCAGCTTTCTAAAGATTTGCCTTTTGGACAGAATTACGACCTTTGGCAAACCCAGGATATTAAGAACTCCGACCCTGACAGTTATCCGTATTTTTACGAAGCTAAATTAAAAATATTGGAATGGCTTGAAAAGTCTTTAAAAAGATTGGAGAACCCTGACTTGGAAGGAGTCAACCTGGAAGTAAAGGATAATGATTTTTCTTTCGTTGTCGCTCGTAATGGGTATGTCTCGTATGTGGACAGTCAAATCAGATTTTTAATGCAATACGCGATTCAAAATACTCTTTCAGAACAAGAAATTAGACAGATATTGCAGATGAATAGCACAAAATAAAGTTAGGCAGCATTTAGTCCTGCTTATGCGAGAGTAGGCGGGGCTATAATGACACTTAGTCATTTTATCGGGGTTAAAAGTAGACCCTAGTTAATAAATCTACTTAGTAGGAACTCTAATGAGTGACGAAACAAACCAAGACCCTGCCGCTGAATTGGAAGTTGATGAAACTTCGGTAAGCGACAATTCAGATAGCTCCGTATCTGACCAAAATAGCGGAGACGATACTGGTAATCAAGATTCTCAAAATCAAGATAACCAAGAAAAGAAGCCTAAGATTTGGCAGGTAGTTAGAGGGATTCAGAAAACTTTGGAAGATATCCAAAAGAATCCCCGTACTCCCCAAAACAAGGCGACGCAAACGCAAGAGAACAAAGACAGTCTTTCATCTAAAGACCTTTACGCCCTTATGGACGCTAAGGTTCCGCAGATAGACGTTGACGAGGTTGTTAAGGCAGCAAAGATTTTAGGGAAAAGCGTCCCTGAGACTTTGCAGGACGGTTTTATGCAAGCTAGGTTGAAAGACTTGGCTGAACAGCGCAAGACCGCTAACGCTACCAATACCGATGGATCACGCCGCACATCAGCCAAAATGACTGATGAACAGGTTGTCCAAAGGTTTTACGAGGGAAAGTCTGTTGACCCCGAAGCTCTTGCTGTTGCGAGAATGAATTTGAAAAAGGCAAAAAAATAACGGTTAATTAGTGGTGGCTGGTTAATTGTCTGGTGGGAGATAGAATAGTTTTATGGCTGAAGCATTTCCAGTCACTAACACTGACGGTACAACTAGCTGGAATACTAAGTTTTTCGGGCCGAATTTACAGCAAATCCTGAGAAACGCCCTAGTTGCAGAAGCTGTTTGTAACGTCGATAGGTCGAATAATAAGTTGATTTATAATCCTTATTCTTCGCAACCGACCGTGGAAATTTCCACGTTGACGGGTACTTACACCCCCGCTGCTTACACCACGACTAACGATACTCTGACCGTTGGTACAGAGTTTAAGGTCGGTGAACAGGTGTATGACTTTGAACGGGTCATGCAGCACGCAGATATCATGGCAGACCGCATGGACAACCAAGCCTATGCGATTAAGACTGCTATTGATAAGTATATTGTGAACTTGCTTTGTGAGGACGGTACTGGTACTTACACCACTCCCACGGGCGGTTTTACTGTGGGTTCCAACATCCCGGTAATCTTCGCTAACCTGCTTTCTAAGATTGAAGGATACTCTACCCCGATGGGCGGAGCTTACTTGATTGTTGAAAATACTGATATTGTCGGTATTTTGCAGGCTCAACTCACTTCTGGTTTCTCGTATTCCGATAGGTCTCTGAATAACGGCTTCTTGAGTAATTACGCTGGTGTAGATATTTATGTTGTAGCTTCCGGTACTTTTGAGAACGCTACATACGTCGGTACTGACACCACTTCGATTACCAACTCTGGCCACCGCGTGTTCGGTGTTAAAGGGGCAGCTACTTACGCTGTTCCGCAAGATGTTACTTCCCGCGCGTTTGATGTTTCCGGTAAGACAGGTAAGGAAGTAAGCACTAATGGCTTATTCGGCTTCAAACTTTGGAACCAGTTTAAGGCATTAACGGTAGACATTACTTTGGCCTAACCACAAGTAATTAAGGGGCGGGATTGGAGAGCCGCCGCCCACCAGCTCGGCTTTCCGCTCCCGCCCCTTAAAAGAAAGGACAAAACATGTCTCAATCAAATGGTTTAAATCCGCAGTACGCAGGACTTCAAACCCAGCAAGGTCTCGTTAATACTTTTGTTCCTGTTAATGGAACCAACATTCGTTATGCCAAACACAATACTGTTGTCGTTCTTACCAATGGAACCACAGAAGTAAATGTGTTCGGTCCGACTAATGGTTTCGCCGGTACGTTCTTAGGCGCAAGAATTATCTCTAGGGATGACGCCAACGGAAACATTACCTTGCAGAACAACCCCGCAGGAACCGCTACCACTATCTTTACCATCGCCAAAGGCTCTGAGGGTGGTGTTAAGGGTTCGTATTTCTCTCATGTAGCGTTTTCTTCTGGTGGAACGGCTACTATCAAGTCCAGCGCTGCAACAGGACAAGCTATTGTAGAACTTGACTTTATTGCGTCTAATCCGCAACTTCCAGGAGCGCAATAATGTCAGTAGTCGAATTTGCAGCACCAAGCAGGGTATATCAACAGCCTCGTTCTTCCGCTGTGGGAAGAATGGAAATAGGCGGTTATGAGTTACCCGCGCCTACTGGTCTTGCAAAAACGAAAACGGGTGGGATGGCTACGGTTTTCCCTGGCCATCCTTTCCCCCGAAAAACTTTTGTCTATTCTGGTATTACGGCTCCTAATAATAAGGCTAAAAGAATCACCTTAGCGCTATTCCTACCTTTTGCCAGCTTAAGAAAAGGGATAAAAGCATTTCTAAATAATTACTTACTTAATTTTAATCGGTTAGTTGACTCAATTTATGCTGATTGCGACCAAGTTCCGTACCTGCATTACCAATACTACAGTGAATTCGGGAAGTCCTTATGGGATTTTATTTACCTTTTTCTAAAGAAGATAGGAATTAAAGACGAAATCGCTTATCGCACCGGCTTACAAATAACCACAATTATCGAGTACGATGACGCTTATAAAGTAAGAATCCAAGATGTTCTAAATGAAAGCTCCAAAGAAGCATTACTGAAAAACCCGCGAAAGGAACTTTTAAGGCTAGTAGGGATATTGGCTAAAAGAGACCCAACGTTTTCCAATACAGAAATTGATGGTGCGGGGACAAGGATTATCAAAACTATACAGATGGCAAGCCTATTGTTGTATTGGCCGCCGATAAAAAAGGCTTTCGTATTTGCTTTAGAGAATATAAATTTTGAATGGTTAAAGTTTGATGAATGGGATTACTATTGGTGCCTTAATAGGGGAGATTACAATCCCCTGGGAAAACCTTTTGACGAGCGTAAATCTTTGGGAGTACAGATGATGGTTGATTATGCTAAAAAAATGAACCCTGATAAAGAAGTGGTAGTAGAAGAAGTTGATGGGCAAACTTTAATCAATACTTACGATAAATAATTATGGCTTTAGTATTCAATGATACAACTGCTAGAAACGGACTTATCCAGTGGTGTGAAGACACCTGTGGCTTAGGTGCGACGGGTATAACTTCCAGCACTGCTACATTTCAGCAGTTTGTTAGGTGGATGAACCAATGGAATAAAATTGGTTTTGCGTATGCCATTATGTCGTTTAAAGGTCACGACGTAGATGACCCCAATTATTCTACCGCACCATCTGGTACTTTTACAGGAACTACAAACAGAGACTACAACTTGGACACTTCGTATGCCATGTTGCGGTTTAAGAATGTAAACATTTCTTATGACGGTACGAATTACTACCCGGCTAGTCCTTTTGATGATAACGATAGACGGGATTTAGCTGTAAATGACCCAAATATTGATACTAGGTTTGACAGAAGTGCGCCAAAATATGACTTAATATCTAACGGATTTAAGATTTTTCCTAAATTTACTCAAGCTCAAGTGGACGCAGGTGCTAAGGTCTATATTGAATTCTTTAGAGCGCCCAGGGATTTTGCCACAAGTGGCACCGATTCATATACAACAGGTTTTGATTTACCTTTCCAGCACTTACCTGCTATTGGAGCTTCATATGAGTATGCAAAACTATACAAGCCTGACCTTTTACCAGAATTACGCATGGATATTTATGGTGGCAGGAGAGATGGTGTACTAAAAAAGGGAATTTTGAAAGAAATGCAGGAATGGTATAGCGCAAAACAGCCTTCTAACGGCAGAATGATTCCTATGTATCAAAATAATAAATAATATGGCTTCAATTTCTCAGGATACAAGAAACGCCGGGACTTTTACAGGGGATAATAGGCAGTCAGCCGCAAGTATTACTCAAGACTCACGGGCGACTTCTGGTAATTTGTGGTCATCAACTATTTACCCCTGGACTTTGGATTTTCCCTGGCAGTGGACAGGCAGTGGACAGATACTTAATTTAGACGATAGGAGCTAGTATGGCCGATGTAACAGGCATATCCAATTTAACCTCTAGCAGCAACGGCGCTGATTCCTTAACAGGGATTAAAGCGGCCGCTGCTAACTTAAATTCAGATAAAGCCGAAACTTCTACAACTATTTCTGCTGGCACTGGCCTTACTGGTGGCGGGAGCTTGGCAGCCAACAGGACACTGACTCTCTCCACTCCTGTTTCGATAGCGAACGGCGGGACAAGCGGATCAACTGCGGCCGCAGGGTTTGACGCTCTAGCTCCTACTACGACTAGAGGCGATTTAATCGTTCGTGGTGCCTCCAGTAACGGTAGATTAGCAGTCGGTTCAGCAACTCAGGTACTTCACGGCGGGGCGACTGACCCGGCTTATTCTGCTGTGGTAGAAGCCGATATAACGCTTTCTGATAACACCACTAATGATGTTTCAACGACTAAGCACGGTTTTGTCCCAAAAGCCCCAAACCTTACTACCAAGTTTTTAAGAGCAGACGGTACTTGGGCTGGTGTTATTTCACTTCCAAAGATATTCGGATACGCTGGTTTTGAAACCACAGGAAGGTATTCTTTGGCCGCTAACGGTGCGGGTGTAACCCCTGCTTTTAACTCCGCAGGTGTTCAAATGGCGACAGGTGCTACCGCAGGCTCTAGCAGGACTGCTTGGGGTGCGTTAAATGGTGCCTCGTCCTCTATCTACGCCGCTGGCGGTGTGTTTGTTGCTACAGCGGGGCTTAACACCTTAAACGGTACTGGCTCGGTATTTATCGGTCTTGGTTTAGTAACAGTCTCGTCTACAGGGCATACTTTTACCGACTCTCACATAGGATTCAAGATTTTAATTTCAGGTGGAGTAGCTACTCTTTACGGGACAGTGGCAGCGGGGACGGAAACGGCAACTAGCGCCTTAACAACTTTAACAGTGGACGATTCTATTCAGCTAATGGCAATCATAAACTCAACTTCCAGTGTTGATTTCTATTACAGCAAGAATGGCGCTACTTTGAGCGCAGCTACCAACGTTACAACTAACATCCCTACAGCCGCTGGTGAAGTAAACGCTCAGTGTTCTATCTCAAACGACAACACTAACAACAGTAATATAATCCGTGTTCAAAGCATGGGTTACGGTTTATAATGCCAAATAAAATACTCGAATTGAAAAACGGCGACTGGCTAAAAGGCCAATCCATCCACCCTAGCACAGCACTAGGCGGTCTTTTCCAGGTGTTCGGGGGAAGTAATCCGTTCGAGGTTGGTGGTACGGCCACTCCTTCGTACTTACCATTGACTAAGACAGCTAGTGTTAGCCCTAGTTTTTTAACTCCGTTTAATGCTGGTGGATTGACGTATATCCATAACCACGGTGGGGCGTCGCTTGAACGCTACTTAACCACCTCCCCTTACACTTTCACTTCTAAGACAGCACAAATTAATCAAAACCTCAGCGGAAATACTGTCACCCGCTTATTAAATACCCATTTTTGGAAGAACAGCTACATCTATGTAAACATGATTAATACCACGTTAGTCCAGTTCAACAACAACGCAATAGACGTTGCTTTAGCCAGTGATTTTACCATGAGGAACGAGCTGACCGATAGTGTGGCGAACCAAGCAGATAGAGTTGGGGATTTTGTGCCATTATGTGTAGGGTCTGACGGTAATTTGTATGGTGGACACAGCCAATATATTTATGTAATGTCGGCATTAGGAACGGGGGCTTGTGCTTTTCCAGGTACTTCAACAGGGAATACGGTTAAGTATAAAATTGACGATGGTTTTAATGTTCGTGATATTCAAACAGACGGCAGGTATTTAATTATTCTCGCTGATGACAACCAAATTCGGGTTGGTTCCAGGCTAGTTGGTAATTATCGAGTGCAAGTTTATTTTTGGGACATGGTTAAGACACAATCTAGTGGTACAGTAATTACACCTGACGCCAAATATGAGTTTACTGACTCCTGGGCGATTGGCACTCGGTATATGGACGGTGCTGTTTATCTTTTAACATATAACGGCATTAGTATCTGTAACTCTGTAGCTCAACCACGATTACTTCGCCCCTTTCCGACTACAGAAAGTATCAACTTTGGTAGGCCGCTGCACTCAAAGCAAATGCACGCCTCTAAAGGAACAATTTACTGGATTGACGGCACAGGTACTTATGGGGGGGCAGTGTTTGCTTACGGAAACCCTGTATATGGCCAGCCCAAAGTGATGAGTCGTCCGTTTAGTAACGCGGTAACAGGTGAAGTAGTCAGCGCTTTGACTTCGTTAGGGGACAGTTTGGTTATTGGTTCTAATTTACCTGGTATTTACACTTTCAATTCTTCTGGCAACACGACCAGGGGTAACTTACAGATAACTACTTTAAATTATGTTTTAGACAAGCCTGTTAAGTACGACTACACGAAAATCACGGCTACGGATAAGTTAAGCTCAGGACAGTCAATAACCTTAAGTGTTTATTCAAGAGGTGGGACGCAGTTAATTTCTACTGAAACTAAGAGTTACAATTCCTCAAACCCCAAACAGACTTTTTGTTTTAAAAGGGTGCCGACCACTACTAATCAACCAGACAGGCTAGAGGATATAACTTTGGTATTAACCACTATTGGCTGTGGACTACAACGGATAACCTCTTACGGCACACCACAACCACAAGAAGACGCTAACGACGATATATGAGCGATGATTTAAAAGAAATAAAACCAGAATACCCTGATGAAGCTTTACAGCAGTCATTAACAGGACGGCAATTTGTCTATGCTCCGATTCAGGCACTTACCGCCGTTGATTCAACGGCCATAGGCACAGGCTCAGGAGGTTCTTACGTTGCAGATACCGCAGCTACCACCATAGCTAATATGAGAACTAGGATAAATGAAATTGAGGCGGCTTTAATTAAATTAGGACTTTTAAAACACATCTAACATGGCTCCGACAAACTTGCAAATAGCGCAGTCAGACCCCAATGCGACTTTTAACGCAACCACAGGGCAGTATAATATGCCTGGGGCAATTACAGTAGACAGCTTAAAACCTGTTACGCCTTTAAATATCCCTACTCCGACACCTACATCTAATCAAAGTGGGTTAGTTGATAGCTCTATGGCTTCGCAAAAGAGCCTACAAGATTATATCGCTTCTATTACCCCTGCACCAACGGCCACCGACACCGCTAACCAGACTATTTTAGATCGCATATCTTCTTTAACTGAAACTGGAGCAGGGAAAAGCCAGGCACTTGCCCAGGAAAAGATAAACGCAGGACTTCCTGAATTTCAAAAACAATTACAAGACTTAAATAACCAGATACTTACTGGCAACGCCGATTACACCCGCCAATTAGCTGAAAATGACGTACAGCAGAACGCTTTAGGCGGTAATGGGGTAGCAGAACAGGCTTCGGTATTAGAAGCCCAAAGGTACGGCTTAACCCAAGCCCAGAACTCTAAATTAGCCCTAAAAGCGGCCAATTTGGGGCTTTTAAGCGCAAGAGCGCAAGCGGCAGCGGGAAATATCCAAACAGCCCTCTCAATCGCCCAGAACGCCGTAGACGCTAAGTATGCGCCGATTGAGGACGAGCTTAAAATCAGGCAAGCCCAGCTTAACGCCATAAAGCCTGAAATTGACCGTCAAACTGACCGACAAGGCAAAGCGTTTCAATTACTTTTGCAGAATAGGCAGAAAGAAATAGACGACGAACGGCAAAAGGTTGCTGATGAAAAAGCCAATCAAAAATCTATACAGGAAATGATTGTAAACGCTTCGGCTCAAGGAGCTTCGCAGGATGTAATTAACCAAGCCGCCAACGCAAAGACTTCTGTAGAAGCTGCTAAAATTCTTGGTAAGTATAGTGGGGAGTATTTGAAATACGAAATGCTTAAAGAACAGATTAAGACTGAGAAATTACAGCAGTCCAAAATTTCTTCTGATATCAGCAAAACAAGGGCTGAGATAAACGCCTTAAGCAATCCGTCTGGCACCGTCCCTAGTGAATACCAGGGAGCTTTGGACGTGATTTTAGGTTCTGAAAAATTTACTAAAGAGCAGAAAGCCTCAATCACCAATGCAGTAAAGAATGGTCAAAATCCTTTTTCGGTAGTTAAAAATCAAGCTAAAAATATAATGGGGCAAACTGAAGCTAGTGCCTTAAGTAAATTAGAAACCGCTTCGTCCCAATTGAAAGCCATTGATTCTACACTTAAAGATTTTTACGCAAATGGTGGGAATACTAATCTTTTTAAAGGCAAGTACGAGGAAGTTGTAAATAAATTAGGGGAGGTGAATGACCCTAAATTAGTTACTCTTGCCACACAAATGGCCGTTGCTATGCAAAAATATAGACTAGCAGTTACTGGTACTGCTGCTTCAGTTAAAGAAGACGCAAGAATAGAGGCGATTTTTCCAGGCATTACTAACAAGCAAGGACTTAATCAAGCGAAAATCAATGGACTTTTGGCTTCGTTTAATACCGACATAGATACAACTTATGAGAATGTCTTGGGTGATAGCTATAAGGTGATAAAGAATGCTCAAGCCGCTTCCGATCCTAATAACCCATTCAACAAGGCTTTAGGCTCTACTTCCAGCACGATACCAGGCACTATCATCATAGGCGGTACAAACACTGATGGCACTTTAAATTTTAACATCCCAGGATATAAGTCAGGTATTCCAAGTATCCCCTCAGTCCCTAAACTAAAATAATATATGGCTACTATCCGTGAAGCGTTTGAGTACGCAGCAAAAAATCCGAACAGTGACTTTGCTAACAACCTAAAACAACTGGCCGCTAGTGGGTCTTTAGACGTGGAGGCAAGGAAAAATGGAATTGACTTAACGCCGTTCAAGCCTGCTCCGCAAGTTCAGCAACAACCAAGCAATACGAATCCTGAAAAATCAGGAAATGTGGTTAAAGATTTTGCACACGGGGCTTATAAAGGCGCGGCTAGTACAATCTCTAACATTGAAAGTGGTGGGCAAAAGGTGCTGGACGCTATCACAAAGCCTGTCAGCGAAGCAATTACAGGGAAACCTTATCAAGCCACTCCAACTCTAAACCAAACTTTTGAAGGTACGGATAAAATAGTCCCAACAAATACAGCTCAGAATGTAGGATTTGGATTAGAACAACTAGCAGAGTATGCAATACCTGGAACGGCAGGATTAAAAGTAGGTAAGGGGGCAAGCTTGGCTACTAAAATGGCGGTTGGCGCTGTTGAGGCAGGAGGTATAACAGCAGCGCAAGGCGGAAGCGGAACAGATACCGGGGTAGCTTCAGTCATTGGCGCGATTAGTCCGATATTAGGACTTGCAAGCAAATTATTTAAGTCTGCCAAAACAGCAGAGCAGGCAGTAGGGCAGATTGCTCAAGGCACCACAAAAGATATTCCTGTCTTTAAACGTGCTTTGGATTTAGTTGAAACTAAAGGGGTGAAAACTTTTGAAGACTTGAAAGGCAAATTTAGTGAGGTCATACCAAAACTTGCCACCCAAGTAGATAATGAGCTGGCAAAAGACACGGGAGTGTACACTCTTAGCCAGTTGGCTTTAAAGGCAAAAAATAAAGCGGGGCAGGAAATCACTACTGATTATGTTGGTCGTGGGTTAAGTCAGTTATCGGAACTCTATGGAAAAATAGGGGATGACGTGGCAAAGTCTGATATTGATAACACGATACTAAAAGCTGCAAAAGAGGGTCTAACTAGACAAGAAGTAAACGATATCTCAAGGGTTTATGGGATTGAATTTGGTGAAAAGGCCTTTAGTAAATTGGGGGAGCCTCTTACTAGCGTAAATGCTCAAAACTTTGAAAATACTCGTAAAGGATTAAAAGGCGTTGCCCGACAAGGCTTAGGTGGTGCAGAAGCTAAGGCGTTGGACGCAAAACTTTCCGATGTTTTAGACGCACAAACTTTAGTAAAGAAAAATATGGAAGCAGTTAATAAATTAAAGCAAAAAGTTAATGAAAGAAATATCCTTGAAAAGTTAGGCGGTAAAACCGCTAAGGCCATAAACGCTGTTACGGGCAATACTTTGCGCGGTTTTGTTACTGGACTTTTCCCAAGCAACGTAGGCAATAAAGCGATGAACGCCATTGATATTGAACAAGCCTTGCAAAAAAACCTTTCCATGATTGAAAAGGCTTTAAATGCAAAGACCGAGAATGCTTTAATCAAGAACTTAAAGAGTTTGGCTGTTGAGATTGCTAAAGTTGCTGCAATTAAGGGTTCGGTTGGTTTAGAGAGGGCGGTTTTTCAGCAGTAGACTTATAACTCCAGACCGCTTTTATTATAAGAATCATAGGAATTGCAATTATATAATTTAGCCCATAACCCCTGCTTGGTGGAAATGCAACGGATAACCAAACTGTTAATACTGCTAGTCCAACTGCCAATAATTTATTCCACATAATATCTATAACTTAATTACCTGATTTAGTAAGTAGAATATGTAAAGATAATGGCGTTATCTTGATTGGACTTGTTCCCTGCGGCGTCTGTCAATTCTATACTTACTTTATATCTGCCACCTCTGTCCATACTAGAATAACTTATATTATGAATATCAGATAAGTTAAAATCGTTTAAACTAACAGGTTCACCAAAAACATGAAGCGCAGAAGAAGTAGCTGTTGCGGGGATAACACCAGTTTCTTTATAAAAATAAGCTACGGCCGTTGTAAGTTCGTTTGTTGCAAAAGAAAGATAAGTATCTGTGGGCGTTTGCAGCTTAAATTGCTTAATCTTATCTGACAGGTTAGTCGGGCAAGCAAAACCACTTCCGCAATAAGTAATGGGTGATTGTTCCGTACTTCTAACCACTAATAACTTCGGAGCCGTACTATCCACCACTACAGGAATATCCGAACCACCCACAGGAATGGAAGCCGCTGGTTGCTGTAACTGATTAACCGTATTCTGTAACTGGTCAATTTTCTGGTTTAGCTGGTCTACTTTATTGCTAACTTCGTCAACTTTAACCTTTATGTCCCTAGTAAAAGCAAATTCGCTCTCTATGGTATAACAAGTTTGGCTGGTAATACCTAAGCAGAAAAACACTTGTTCCTGCTTGTCGTTATACCCCTTATTATCCATAAAAAAGTAAGTACCGTCAGGAACGGTTGCTTGAGCGACAGGTGCCATCAAAAGCCCTAAAACCACCAAAAACATCAGTTTTTTATACATATAGTTATTCTTAATAGTACCCCGATATTACTCTTAATTCAAAAAACTGTCAAGCTGTACAAAACCCTTGTAAAATGCTATAATTAAACAAAATAACGTCGCCACGGAACGAACCGGGCAAGTCCTCATTTGAGGCTTGCCTTATTTTTTTATGGAAAATTTAGAACAGTTAAAAAAGTTGGGTCAGATATTTAACTCGGATAAGATAGTAACCCAAGATGAAGTAGAGCAGGTCTTAAATGCCCTGATTACTATTTTAGCGAATAATAAAAAGGGGATTGAAAAACTCACAGAAGAACAAAAAGCCGAACTGGAAAAGACAGTTAATTTTGTCATGACTGAAATGACCAAAATGCAGGGGGAACATGAAGCCGACCATAAGAAGATGAATACAGAAATGGCTGCGACGATGGCTAACACTTTAAGGAAGTGTCAAGGGATGATGGACGAAATGTTAGCCATGAAGCCTGTGGATGGTAACGACGGAAAAGATTGCAACCCTGCTGACGTGGTTCCGCTGGTTATGGAACAAATAAAACTCCCTAAAGCCTTTATCTTAGAGGGTAAGGGAGATCAAGTAGTCTCTGAAATAAACAAACTACCTACTGACGATGAGGAGTTAAAAATAGACGCTTCGCATATTAAAAATCTTCCTGAGATTAAATCTGAAAACGGAAGACCTGTCTTTGCAGTAGCACCAAGTAGAAACCAAGTTCAGGTTTATGATTTAAGTTCTTCGTTAGACGGAGTGACTAAGACTTTTGGCTTACCGGCTTTCTGGAAGGTTTTTGATGTCCGTTCTTCTTCTTTCCCTTATGCTTTTCGTCCGACAGTTGATTATACGGTTGATGGTTCAGCCATGACCATAACTTTCACGTCAGAAGTTGAAGCCGCTGGCACCTTAGCCACGGGTCAAACTTTATATGTTCTCTACACAACCGCTTAGAATTAAGTTAAACAAATGAAAAAATATTTATTATGGACTTTATTAGCTGCCGGATTGCTGACAGCAGGGGTTGCTCTTAGCGCACCAATTTTAAATTATTCCCGAACCATATATCCTGAAGTTACAAATACTTACGAGCTTGGCACAAGCACAAAAGCGTGGATTGGTATTACTGGTAAGCAGTTTTGTTTGACTGGCGATTCTTGTATTGCTTCTTGGCCAACAGGCGGCGGCTCCGGCTCCTCCGTAGGCTGGGCTACCACAACCAATGCAGTTTATAACAACTTCGGCTACATGGTTGGAATAAACTCCTCCACTCCGAATGCCAATTTAGTCGTTCAGGGTTCTTCCACAGCTCCCACAATCCCTGTTTTGATTGTCGCCTCCTCCACCGGCACAGCCCTTTTGACTGTTACACAGGCGGGGAATGTGGGGATTGGGACGGCGGCACCAACAGCCAATCTTGAAATCAATCCGACAACCGCAGACCCCGCTATTCTTGTTAGTGGAGTTAATGGTTCGACAAATGCGTATATTACAGTAAAAGCCGCAAACACAAGCGGAAAACAGGCATTTTTCAACATTAACAATTTAAAAAACGCTACCGGCTATCAGCAGTATCGGGTTGGAAGTCCTCACGATAATGGTCAAAGTTTTACTATTCAGCGGTTGAATGACGGAGCTTCAAGTATCACTGAGGCATTAATGCTTCAAGACACTAGCGGTAATCTTGGGTTTTTGGCTTCAAGTGGAGCTATAGCAAATTCAAAATTATATATCTCTGCCGCTGGTAACGTCGGTATAGCAACCATAACCCCAGCCTCCAAACTCCACATCGCCTATGACGCCACTTCTACCGCTTCCACGCTGCATACTTTACAGCTTGGTGACAGGCCACTAACTTCTCCTTCGGCTAATGGGACGTATTTGGCGGCAAACACCCCGACTTCCTTTACTGGCAACTTAATTGATATACAGGTGAATGGAACGAGTAACTTTAAAGTAACAAGTGCGGGAGCCGTTAGCGGTTCTTCCGGAACATTTACGGGAGCTTTGCAGTCTGCTTCTTGGACTGACACCATAAACACTATTTCTACTTTTGCCAGTCGTACGACTTTTCGTAAAACCAGTAGCGGCGTTACCGAGTTCGTCGTTAGTCCAAATGTTTCCCAAAGTGCGGACAATTCAGTTTTAAAAGTTTCCGGAACGGATTATGGCGCAAGCCCCAATACGGTATGGCTTGCATCATACAGCACTTGTGGTAGTGGAGGGTGTACCGGCTTTACGGGTCTTACAGGTACTGCCAATTCCGCCTTGTTGGGGGTATTTAATGACGGCGCTTCTCCACCTACGGGTTTTCATGACCTTATTGTTATGACGCAGAATAACAGCACAGGCGGCGTGACCGTTTTGCGTGAAGCTATGCGAGTTAAGGCTGGTACAACCCCTAACGTAAACTTTTTTTCGGGACTTCAAGCAGGCAGGATTGGTATTGGTTCCAGTTCGCCTACTGCTTTATTAACGGTCAACGGCACTTCGTCCTCTCCGAGTGAAGTATTGCTTAATGTTGCCAGCTCGACCTATGCCTCTCTGTTCAATGTGCAGTCTGGCGGCAACGTCGGGATTGGGACGAGTACGCCGCAAACCAAGCTCGCTGTCTCTGGTGTTTATGGTTCAACCGAGCCAGCCACAACGACAATCAGCACGGCTGCCTACACAATGGATTTAAGCGCGGGAAACTTCTTGCCGTTCTCCGTTGCGACCTCTACAACCATAACATTCAGCAATGCCCAGCCAGGCCCCGCGTACTACTTGGAAATGAAACAAGACGGCACAGGTTCTCGAACTATGACCTTTAGCAACTGTTCTTGGAGCGGCGGCGCGGCTCCAACGTTCACTACTACGGCCAACAAGACGGATTTGGTTGTTGTCAGGTATTCAGCTTCATTCAACAAGTATTATTGCCAGTCCTCGCTAAACTACTAGCCCTATGAAAAGACTCCTTTATAGTTTTCTAACAATCGCCCTAATAGTAGCCGCTGCTTTCGCTTGGCAAATTAAAAACGCCTCGCAAGTGCGGGCGGCTAATCTTTTCACTGAGTCATGGGCGGATTGTACTACCGCTTGGGGACAGACCGGCGGGGGAAATTGTACTGTAGCGGGCGGTGTTGTTACCATGACCGGAACCCACAGCCAGATTGATACTAATTCTTCTTTTGACTTGGCTACAAGCCCGACTGTACGAGTGATGTTTAACGACGTAACGTATGGCGGCAGCGGAAACTTTGAATTTGGATTTGGAGCAAGTAGCTATCCCATATTCCTGAACAGCGGATCTAATTACTACTACCGGGATATTTCTGGCGCAACCCACGATACAGGCGTGGCTTTAGGCGGTACCCATGATTTCGTTATTGACTTCACCTCTACCGGCAACGTAGCGAAGATTGACGGGGTACAGGTATACAGCGACGCGTCTACGGCCAGCGGCAGCAAGAAGCTAAGAATTTACGCCCAAACCGACTCCCAGTTCCAGGTAGCGAGTATTACGATTGATAATGGTATAGACCCGCCAGCGGCAACAACTAAAGCGCTGTTCTTTACGGATTGATTTTCTTGTCGTACAGGTAACCTGGTGTTCCGTTCTTGCAAGGAGGTTGCAAGTCTTTCCAAAACCAATCGCTCTGTAACATTGCCATTAATCCCCAAAGTCCTAAGAGGCCCACAACAAACCCTGCAAGCCCTATTCCTATTACCCCCCAAATCCCTATTGTTATGTGCATATTATTTCTTTAATGGTTTACAGTCGCAATGTTCGCCATAGCAGTGTACGGTGGCCCAGCTATGGTGGTGGCAATCACAGCCGCAAGCCCAACGGCGATAGAGTATTACTAGCTGTTTAATCAGAGATTTCCACATATACCTTAACTATAGCAAACAATTAACTTAATGCAAGTGAAAAAACATCTAATAGCAGTTTACGTCCTCGTAACCCTCCTCTTTATTTCCACCATCTTTTTTGCTTACAGGAAAAGAGAAGTGCGTGTCCCAGTAACCGAAGGAGTGGGGTGTATTACAATAAACGCCACTGATAGCCCCCTTAACAGATACAGGATTTGTTCTGACGGACAGGTATACGAACCTGTACTTAAATAAAGATAATCGAAGAATAATGACTAACACCGAGATAATCCAAAATATAGTAAACGCAACTTTGCTTTTAGGTATGTTGTTCACTGTCTATAAGTCTTTTCGGGGACCACAGGAAAAAACAGAAAAACAAGACGCGGTGTTTGCTGAACAGTTAAAACAGTTGCGCTTAGAGTTTACCAACCTCAAGGACAACCACATCCATTCGCTCGATGTAAAACTTGACGGGGCAATTTCCAGTATCAACGCCCAAGCAATAGAAACTGCCAAACTTTCGACAATTATAAATGAAAGAATACCAATGAAATGAGACCATCCTACCCCTTAAAAGGGCTGTCAACAATAACCCAATACTTTAACTCCCCCTGGGACAGATACAAGGGGGGACTGCATTTAGGAGTAGACATTCTCCCTTTAGATGACCAGGGTAGGGGATGGCCAGCACCTGTTTACCCTATTTTAGACGGTACACTTAGATACTTTTACGAAGATTACCAGGGTAAAAACTCTAAAGCCATAGCCATAGACACCTGGCTGGATGAGGGATTGATAAATTACCTGAAAGCTATGGGGACGGTACCTAAAGACTACTCTAAAAGAGTTCTAATGGTACACCAGTATTTACATGGCTTAAACATTTTAGATAAGGACGGTGAAGTCAGCCGGGACACGCCTATAATGCGCTGCGGCAATACAGGACAGGTTTACACAGGCACCCAGCCCGTCCCCGAAGAAATGAAAGGTGTACCGCCCTACCCCGGCCTACACCTCCACCTACAGTGCGAAGTCCAGGGCGAGGACAATAACTATTTTGGCACAGTAGACCCTTTACTAATTCTTAATTATAAAAAGGAGATTAACATGACAGTATACAAGCAAGCAGATAAACCAACCCTTTATTTTAGCGTAGGGGACGTGCTGGTAGGATTTGGTTCCGACTTTGTCACGTTCCAAAGGGAGTTTCCTAATGCGACGATTGTCGAATTGCCGCCTACGGAATTTAATAAATTTAAAGTGTCTAGTTTAGTAGCAAAATAATATGAAAACATTCTTTTCGAGTAAAACAATTTGGTTCGGGATATTTCAAACTCTATTCGGTCTAACAGGTTTGGCTTTTGGGTTCATAGACAAAGACATGGCTATGTCGCTGATAGTTACCGGCGTGGGTTCTGTCGCTTTGCGTCTCAAGACCTCTCAGCCCATTGAATAGTCTAGCGTTCCCGCCCCTTTCCCCAAAGGACGTGGGAGGCTAGATAGCAGACTACATTACGGCTGAACTTTCTGACAACAACCACTCGGAAGCATTTCGGCCGTAAAAGCTTGCTAAACGGAGGATTATGCTCAATCTAACGGACACACAGTATTACGTCTTAATCGGGCTGTTAATCTTGGCGGCGTTTGCGGTGGGAATCGCAGAGCTGAAAAGGCACTGATGAAACTCAGACACCCGAATCGACATGGCAAGCCCAGGCGTGTTGGGAAAAAGAAGCCCAAAGTGCGGGCTATCTACTTCAAGGAAAGGAGAAAGCGATGAACAACCAGAACTAGCAACAACTAGCGCAAGCAGTCCACGTCAAGCGAAGGGGCTGACAGCAGCCCCTAAGCTCCAGGAGACTCTAATGGCTCCACAACCGAAACGTAAGTACCGATTCGAACCGAACTATGAGCGTGAGCTACTCGATTACATGCTCATGTTCGTGAACAACGTCCCCGCTATGAACCCTGACCAGCCCCACAGGGAAGTATTCGTCTACAGCGAAACCCTGCTGGAAAGCAAGGTCAGACCCGACCTTCGTGGAGGAAAATGACCGACAGACAAACTTGCTGGTTTCTAATCGCCTGCGCCGCTATCGTTGTGGCGTTCGGCCTGGCGCTCGAACACGCTGTCCACTCCTACCAGATAACCGCCTTGCTCCGCCCGTGACCCGCCCGTTAGTCCTAACTGGGGAGCGCCTATTTCCGACGCTCCCCCCTGCCTTATGAACTCATACGACGTATTAAAATTTAAAATCTATCCTTGGTGGAAAACTAAAGGTAAACGTGCTGATGATTATTTTTTGGTATGTTATACTAAGAATAGAGTAGACATGTATCATTATGCCAGGAGCTTAAAAAAAGATGGTGTACACGCAAGTTTTCATGGAAAATGGCATGCTCAGGTAGTAGCTACTGATAACATGAAAGATAAGCATTGTAAAGGTTTTGTGTTCTTTGACAGCAAGAGCATTAAAGACCCTGCGGAAGTAGCCCATGAGTTAATACACGTTTGCCAGTTTTATTTTAGTCGTTGGGTCTTTCCACTTTGCATGACAACAATGTCACCCTATCACGAAACCTTTACACATTCGCATACTTTTATGATGAAACGGATATTAGAGGAAGCCAAAAAATTATAGCGTATTTTTTCCTGCTGATGTGAGCCGAACAGAACGATAAATAAATTGTCGGCAACTAATCACTCCGTTGACTTGTAATCAATGGGTCTTTGAAAAAGACAGGTGGTGCATAGCTAACCCATGAACGCTATGCAAATAGGGTGGAGAATCGGGATTCCCTATCGTCAGTAGGAATAAGCACACTTGCCCCTCCCGCTTTTATTTGATATAATACCCCTGCCAACATCCAACCTGCCTTTAGTCTCTCCACGGGAAGGAGTCTGAAATAAACCTTTGTAGGCATACGAAGGAGTTAACCGTTAAATCGGGAACCGTGGGTAGGAATTACTAGTCTTTGCCGACATCCTAGCCAGACTAGGGTGCTAAAGTACAATTCGGCAGACAGAGCAAGCGAGAGATGTGTTGGTTTTAAATACTAGCTTCCACTATAGCTATCGATCGTCGGCTAGAAAGGTAGTAGGGCATAGCCCTGTAGGTGGAATGCGTGGGGGTCACCCAACCCCACTTTGGCTAGGCGAGATTCCTAGAGGCCGCTTATAAGACAATTTAAGCGTGAGGGTACACGTTTTGCCTTACAAGGTATTACCTAAAAAAATTGTGAGGCTCCCTCCTGCCATCAGAATTTTCCCCCCAAAAGGGGGTTTTTCTTTTAGGACTTTATCAAAACTTCATAACTTTTTTATCAGGAATTGATAAAAAATCCAGGAATACTTGTCCACTTTCTGCACCGTTTCCACAGGCTTGCACCCAAAATATATTTATTGTATAACTAAATAACTATTGAGCCAGGAGCGACTTGAACGCCAAACCTCTTACGGGAGGTTTTTAATTTACGGGAAAAGTGCTATACTTATATTGCTTGCTTGTACCAAGCTATGATATTATTCACTTAACCCGTGGAGCCAGAGGTACAAGCCTGGTAAAGCGGGCTTTTGATTTATGAAAACTATTAAGATAAAAGATAAAGAAGCGTTAGTGGACGACGAAGATTACGACTGGCTAAATGATTTAAAGTGGTGGACATTGGTAGGACGAAAAGCCAATCCTTTATATCCGGTTATTTTTAAAAATGGTAAATATTTATATATGCACCGTCTTGTTATGTTCGCTCATTTAAAAGAACCAACAAATTTAGAAATAGACCATATAGACAGAAATCCTTTAAACAATCAAAAAAGTAATTTAAGGTGGGTCACCCATTCTCAAAATTGCTTAAATCGAAAAGGGAGCAATGGAACACCTAAGCCACACCGCAGCGATAATCCTGATAGAATTTATACATCAGAATTTAGGGGAGTAGCACGACATAAGTATTCTAAAAAATGGGAAGCCAGGATAAGATTAGGCGACAAAAAATTACATATTGGTATTTTTCCCGCAGAGAGATGGGCGGCTATGGCCTATGATATTTGGGCAAAAGAAATTTATAAAGATAAGGCAAAACTAAATTTTCCGGTTGACAAAAAATAGTTAATATGCAAAAATTGGGCGCAAAGGTCGGCTAATTAATAATAGGAGATTACTAAAATGATTTTAACACGTCAGTCAATTAAAGGAGGTAGGAAAGTAACAGGCTTCCCGATAAGGGAGGAAAACGGACATTTAGGCTATTTTCTCGGTTACTGCCCTTGCGGGTGTAACGAGCAAGTAATGATGTGCCTACAAGACCGTGATCTGTTAGTAGCCTGCTTCCACCACGAAGACAAAACTTTAGAAAAACTTAGGGGATTGATAAAACCAAAACTCTCCTTATACGAAAGTTTTCTAAAATGGCTAGGGGAGTGGATAGCTCGAAAAACCACCCCAGGCTTTGTGGATAACATTTAAAATAAACACCTTTGCCCCAATTTTAAAAGGTTGACAAATATAAACCGCTTGCTAAAATATAAATATGAAAGACTTATTAAAAACAGTAGCTAAGGAACTTGGTAGTAGGGGTGGTAAGAAAACAGCCAAGCGGTTCGGAATAGAACACTATCGTAAAATCCAACTTTTAGCGGCCAAAAAGCGCAAAGAGAACAGAAAAGCGCTTGTGGATAAACAGCCCTTGACAGTTTAAAGACCGCTTGCTAAACTATATATAAGCTCCTTGAAAATTTGAATACTGGCTAGGTAAGCCAAATTAGAGGTTTCCAGTTAAAAGCATAAAGTAAGCTATGAGAAGACCTTTTGGGAGTAACCGATTTTGCAGACGTGCGAAGTTGGCGAAGCCAAGAGGTTAGTACCGTAGTAACGCTTAGCCCATTGTGGCTAGTCTTTATGCCCCTACCTGGAAATCTCACCAAACGCTCAAAATTGACCTCAGCGTTATTATTTTTAACCGCCCCGCGCCTCATAAGATACAGCTTAGGCGACGCAGTGGTAGTCAAAATTTGAGCAAATAAGGGGTTACTACTTCGGTAGTAGCGTTTCCTTACCTAGCCAGTAGCAGAAATGCTACTGGTTTTTTCATTTACCCTCCAGCTTGACTGGAGCGAAGGGTGTCAAGTGCCCCCACTCCTAAGCCTTCGGGCTTGGGGGTAAGTGAGCAATCACTTAAGGCAGTATGGAATCTGCCTTGGAAAACTACAGTCAGAGGCGGGGTGCAATCATCTTGTTACGCCTTACGCCTCTGGCTGGATTAAAGGTCGAGATTAAATAACCAATAAATAAATTATGGATAAAACATTCATTGAGAAAAGAATTGAAGAAAGAGCAGGGGCAAAATTACAGGCTGAATATACCCAGTTCTTTAACTTACTCTACAAAAGCCCCTTTTCTGCAAAGTTAAAAATTGATGGAAAAAAATTAATAGGCTCTGACAATAGTACTGACGACCAAATTTACAAATCTTATGTACACTGGATTGAGCCTAACTCGAATTTAGGCAAGTTGATACAAGCCAGACGTGAAGAATTGATAAAAATAGAGTCTGACGAAATAATAAGTAGGTTAGATAATATAAAGTATTTGTTTGAGCAAATACAATAATCGCTTGCACTTTCCAACTCGTTATAACCGCAAGGGATTAGCGGGTTGGGTAGTAATGAAATCTTTAAAACAAAATCTATGAAAATCAAAAGTAATATATCGGGCAAGACTTACGACTTTGAGCCTAACCAGTTTAAGCCTCGTAGACGCTGGATTGCCGGATTCAGCCACAAACCTAACTACCTCTTATTCTTTATCACCGCTTGTTTTATCTGTTTAGTAATTGCCTTATTTGGCTACCTGATTAACAGAGCCTTGCTGATAGGCGACAGGGCTAGAGGGATTGACTACACGCCGATTGCAATTAAGAAATAATTTATGAATGATTACTGGTATTACTGTGAAGTCCTGGAGAGCCGCAGACAATTAAAAAACTGGCTACAAAAATATGCAAGCAACAAATAAAGAATTAGAAGCATGGGCGGAATACGAAGTAGGCAAGCCTTGCGCTAAACACCCCTCTCATACGATTAAAAAGGGCAAGTGGGGCAACTGGTGCGGACAACGGCTACCAAACGGCACATGGTGCAACGGTTCCTGGCCTACCAACGAATTTCTAGCCACGCTTAGAAAGGAAAGTCATGTCACATCCGCAAAATGACAAGCTAATGGACTATATGTTTGAGCGAATGGAAGAAGAAAAGCATAGAAGATTTAAGAAATTAGACCCTAAAGACTTAATCAATTACTTATATGACCAACCCAAAAAAAACGACCACCGCTGGAACGGCAGTCGTTGAACAAAAATCTACCGAAATTGTACCAGTTAAAAATGAGATTGTCAAAAATGACGCTGACATTGACGGCTTTATAGCTAAACGGCAAGCGTTTATAACCAAAGTAAATTCCATTTGCGTAGAGGGGAAAGACTATCACGTTATCCAGGGGCGCAAGAGTTTGGCTAAAGGTGGTGCGGAAAAGATAGCGTCAATCTTTCACTGGAAAGCCACGTTTAGCAAAGATACTGAAAGCCTGGAAATGTTGGGTATAAAAGAGGGTCTAGTTGCGTTTAAATGCTCCCTGGTCAATGGTGATTTTGTTGGCGAGGGCAGAGGTGCGGCCAGTCTTTCTAAGAACAGCGGCGACCCAAACAAGACCCTCAAAATGGCTCAAAAGAGTGCTTTCATTGACGCTGTACTTAGGGCTAGTGGTCTTAGCGACTTCTTTACCCAGGATTTAGAGGATATGCCCCGTGAACAAATAGGTCAACACCAAGAAGAACCCAGGGTTAATGTTCAAACAAATTATAAACTACGAACGGAAAGTTTTAAGCCTAGTGAAAAGCAATTAGAACTTATAGGCAAGCTTTGCAACCAAAAAGGCTACACCAAAGAGGATATTTTAGACCAAGGATTTACTAAACTGACAGGTGGTAAAGAGGGTACGGCAAGTGAGTTAATTGACTGGCTTATGAAAGCCCCTACTAAGATTAACCCTGCTGGTGAGCCTGTTAGCCAAAATGAGGACGCTTATACGGATGAACACGGCAACACGGTGGTAACGGACAAAAACACTGGCGAAACGGTAAAAATTCCTTTTTAGTCCCCCACTTAGTTTTTCTACTCTACTCCCCGAAGGTGGCTCGACGGGGAGGTGAGATAGGAAAGTTAATCAGAAACAAACATGGCTTCCCCACAAACCGAAGACGGGTTTACTAAGATAGCGAATGAGCTACTGGAAGCCTTGACAAAGACCCGTATTCCTGGTGAAGCTAGGCAAGTTTTAGACCATATTTTTAGACAAACATACGGGTATAAAAAAAAAGAAGACCCAATAGCTTTATCTCAATTTTCTAAAGCAACTGGATTAAGAAAATCTGCTGTATGTAAAGCAATATCTAAATTACTGAAAATCAACATCATTACCCAAAAAGGAAACGAAATAGCCAAAATATACAGTATTAACAAGCATTATCGAACTTGGAAGCCTTTACCCAAAAAGGAAACGTTACCCAAAAAGGAAACAAACGTAACCCAAAAAGGAAATGAATCATTACCCAAAAAGGGTACTACAAAAGAAACTATACAAAAGAAAAAAGAAATTAGTGCTACGCACAAATTCGACATTGGAACTTACCCAAGAGAATGGTACAAACAAGCAACGGATAAATACCAATCCCTTAAAGGCATTGTTTTAAAGGGTTCTGAATATCTGCCGGTGCTAAAAGAACTAAAGCTGATGTTTAAAAATGACCGTGGGTTAGAGCAAGTTATCACAGCGATGGAAATATGCAACGCCAATTACGAGGATTGGTCAATGAACACTGTTCGCATGAAAATCGCTGACGTGGTAGGTGGTAAGCTGACTGCTAAAACCCCAATAGGACAAAAGGAAAAATTAATGGTTAGGTCTGTAAAAGATATATGAACCTTAAACAAAAAATAATCCAAGATTTTTTAAACGACGACCTTAAGAATTTTACAGCTTTTAATACGGACGCCGTTGAACTCGGCCGGATGTATGACCAGGTTATCGAATACTCGAAACTACCGCAAAAAAACTGGTTTGAGCGTTTACTGATTGAAACTAAAGCCATTACCCATGACGGCAAAATCCGCTTTGACAGGGAAGCCTTAATTTACGACAAGGAATCCAAAAAAGATATTAAAGTTAAGTCTTCGTTTAGGTTTCCCGTGTTTAATTATCTAAAATCTCGTTGGCAAGAAGCGATGGATAATATAAAAGCCAAAAATGAAGAAGCCTTAAATTCTGCCACCCCCTAAACAAGGCTAAGGAAAGTTAAAAATAATCGGCGGCGGCCATAAAACGCAGAAAGAGAGTTTATGAAACAAGAAATAGTGCGTCACGGCGAGGTTATCCTCAAGCCGATAGGGGAAATCCCCCAAGAAGCCAAACTTGTAAAAACTGGCAAAGAACACATTGTAGCCCATAGCGAAACTGGTCACCACCATGTTTTGCAGTTGGCTACTAAGACATTACGGGTATACGAAGTAGATAACGAATTGTACTTGGATGTGGGTGCTACAGGTCAGTTGGTTCACAAAAAAACTGGTTTGGATGTTCATCAACCGCATACAATTGCGCCTGGAAAATATAAAGTCGTAATTAAAAAAGCCTTTGATTATTTTGCTAAAAAAATGGCGCAAGTGAGGGATTAATGCAATACACGCAAAAAACAAAAGAATTGTTAGACAGGATGAACGCTGTCGCTTCTCGTAAGGAATATGTTTTTGACAAGGAAAAAATTACGGAACTTGTTGAAAAGTCTTACAAGCTATTTGATTTGCCCATTCCTCGAATTGAATGGTGCGTTGATATAACCGATGAAAAATTTTTAGGGGCGGCTAGGGTGGCTAGGGCGGCTAGGGTGGCTTGGGCGGCTGGGGCGGCTAGGGTGGCTGGGGCGGCTAGGGTGGCTGGGGCGGCTGGGGCGGCTAGGGTGGCTTGG